CTTAGTCAGCGGTCTGCAAAACCGTGTACGGCGGTTCGAATCCGCCAGGAACCTCGGAGAAGGTTAATATGCCGGATACAGAGATGTGTTCGGCATTTATTTTTATTGATATTCAGTTGATTAACTACCTTCTCTTTTGTGTGACAAGCTGTGCAGGTGTAGACCGGTGTCAATTCTTACCTGCAAAAGGAACCATTGTAGCTCATGGTAACGATAAATATATATCTGAGAAAATACGGAAGCGAGCCAACATCTGGAGTCGTTTGGTTGTCTTTTTATATCAATCGTGAAAAAGTAAACTTTTCTACGAAAGTATCAGTTGATATCAAAAACTGGAATGACAAGAAGAAATGTGTTGGTCTTGGGGATAAATCAGCCAATGACAAAAACTTGATCATTGAAAATATTTTGGCAAGGATAAACAATGTGATTGTGAAATATCGACTTCGCGACAGAAAACTCACTCGTGCATCTTTTCTCAAGGCTTACAACCGTCCGGACGATTATAAAACTTTTTTTGAGTTCGTTAGTGAGTATCAAAAAAAAGAATCATTGAAATTGGAATATTCTACTTTTAAAACTAACCTATCTGTTATAAAGAAGTTAAAGGAGTATAATCAGGATTTGCATTTTGATGACATTACGAATGAATGGCTTGATGGGTACTTCTCTTATCTGATGCATGATCTTGATAACAATCTGAATACTGCGTTTAAAAACATGGCCACTATCAAAAAATATGTTACGGCCGCTCATAATGCCGGTTATATGGACGACAATCCTTTTAGGAGCTGGAAGATAAAAAAGGGGTTGCCTTCAGGTGAATATCTGAGTGAGGATGAACTCCAAACACTAATGGGAATCTATATTAATGGAGAACTGGATTATAAATATCATAAAGCTCTTGAATTTTTTCTTTTTTTATGTTTCAGTTCTCTGCACATTGGTGATGCTAAAAAATTGTCCTTAGAGCAGTTTACGGATGATACATTTACCTACTTTCGAATAAAACTGAAAAATAGAAAGCCATTTCCAATTCAGGTGCCGATTTCAGATCCTCTCCGGCAGTTATTGAGAAATATATGTGGAACCAGGAAGAAAGGACCGCTCTTTGAAAAGTTGCCGTCCGACCAGACTATGAACAGGTTTTTGAAAGAAATAGCTGCTATTGCCTGTATCAAAAAAAATGTTACTCATAAAGTAGGGAGACATACTTTCGCCACAATCTTTTTGCGGAAAACTAAAGATATCACTTCGTTAAAAGAAATTCTTGGCCATTCCGACTTGCGTGAAACATTGGTATATGCTCATGTATTGAATGAGAGCAAGCGGGAAGGGGTACAGTGCTTTAACTGTTTTACCTTTTAAATTGTACTTTTGTACGGGATTTGTTTATTGCGCTGATAATCAAAGAATAATGGGCGCACTTTTTTGTACTAAACTGTACGAAGAACTGTGCGCCCGTACTATTTATGGCTGTATAACAACTGTTGGAGTATATCCGAATTCAATAGCAGCATCGAAACAGGGGCAGGATTTAATCCATTCGCTAGGCTCTACGATACCATTATCGTTCAAATCCGGAGATGTATCCCGATGTCCGAGTACTTCTATAATATTGAACTTTTTTTTGAGTCGGGATACTAATTCCACGAGTGCAATCTTTTGTGCTGGAGTACGTGTGTCCGCAGGTTCACCGTTGATATTTAGTCCTCCGATATAGCATACGCCAATACTATGTTTGTTATATGACATTCCAGAAGAGCCTTTTGTATTACAATGAGCACCTATCATGCTGAGTGGCCTTCCTTTTTCGATAGTACCATCTAAGTCGATAACGAAATGATAGCCTATCATGTCGAAGTTGCGAGCACGATGCATTCGGTCGATGTCTTTTGCTTTGAGATTTTGCCCGGCGCGCGTGGCCGAACAGTGAATGATAATTGAATCAATAGTTTCCATTTTTCCTTTTCGCTTTTAAATATTAATACTACTTTTGCTGCACAAAGGGGATATCTCCTTTGTTATATTTGTGTGCAGCCGTCTTACTCGTGATGAACAGGACGGCTTTCTTTTACTCCATTTTCTTCGTACTTTGGGAAAGTTCATTTTCTTTTATAGGTAACTGATAACCAATTGCAGAAAAGTATTAATCGGCGGGGCGTCCTATTACAACAACTCGAAAATCTATATTCATAAGCCCCTTATTGGCATCAAGTGTCTGTATATTAAAATGATCATTGTACCGTCCACACTCTATACCTATAGTCCAACGATCGCCATCGACTGCCCAGGGAGTCGTTTGTACAATTACAATATAATCAGTATGCCCTTGTGAGTGATATAAGGTATATTGTCCGGTACTTGTGCGTTGTATGCGTGATATTATCATTCCGTCACCCCACCTTTGGACAGAATTTAAATCTCTTTCAACAGCAACAAAACCAAGGACTCCGGGCATACTCCAATGGTCGTTCTTGTCCATTTTCCAGTCAACGCCACCAATAGCGTCAATGCATAAATTGCAATATCCCCCAAACATCATATCCTTTCTCATCGTACTACCACTGGCGCGAAGCATGAGTGCCCTGTTGAAAGAGTTCCAATTTCCTGTAGCGGACATATAAGCAGACACGTCGAATCCGACCATGGCGGACAATGTGTTTCCAAGTGCCGCTTGCCTTTGATGATCACCATAATCCGTTTGGACGGAAATCATGGCATCTCGTCCGCTAATGTTTTTAAGCCCGGATCCTTCAATTTCAAAACCACCAATAACGCCGTCATTTGCATTTACCGTTCCAGTAAAAGTTCCCTTATTCGCGAACACCTCTCCTTTGAATTTGTACTTTTTATTGACTGGATCAAGCTCGAACACTACTTCATCATCAACCAATGCGAATATCCCGGTACGCTTCGTCCCGTCAGCTCCGGTGAGACAATCACGTCCCATAGCGACGCCTGTCAGCTTCCCGTTACTGTCTTTTGTGCCGGAAAACATCTTGGGAGACACCATATACTCACCTCCTATTTCCGTCTTATTATTGTTCCATTCCTCAATCCACGGAAGAAGGTTCGCATCTTGACCGTCTTTTCCTCTGAATCTGATAGGAGTGCCCCATTCACCTGAATCTGCACTATCTGCAACCTTCTGTGAAATCCAAACGACGGATGCCGTTGAATTTGTATGCCAACCTTCGGTTGTACCATTCCCTGTAGGAACGGCAGGTTCGGTTTCGCTGTCATGATAGGTTATGTAAACTCTCATACCATCCTTACCGTTTGTACCGTCCGTACCGTCCAGGCCATCTGCCACCATTAATTCCCAAGCTGTGCCGTTATAGATGTAGACACGCCCGTTGTCAGTGTCACGATACACCCAGTTTTTAACAGGGTCAGCTGGAGCGGCAGACAAGTCACCTTTCCATACAATGTCCAGACCATCCTTTCCGTCATTACCGTTAATTCCGTCCAGGCCATCCTCACCGTCAACGGTCATTACATACCAAGCATTATCTTGATAGACATAGTTCTTCTTGTCGGATGTATTGCGGTAATACCAGCCGTTCTGAGGATTGGAGGGATGAGAAGTGAACTCGCCTTTATATACAAGACTGCTACCGTCTTTCCCAGGTTCGCCTTTCAGGTTTTTTTTTACTTCACTATCCAAGTTATCCCAAGTAAGTTTCACGCCACTTCCGAAATGGAAGCCGTCAGTGTCCCAATATATAGCCCTGTTGAATATGTCACCGTTACCTTCCTTGTCCCATCTGATATTGCCTTTTGCAATGAATCCGGAACTGTCGGGATTGAACTGGTACAGGATTGTCCCGTCATCGTCTACACCTTTCAGCATACCGTTGACGCAATAGAATCCTTTCAATCCATTCGTTCCCGGTATATCACCGCCCACACGAACCTTCAGGCAGTTGCTCCAGTCCTTTGAATAAATACCGGCCAGCACGTCAATGGCAGGCTGTGCATTTTCATCAGCGTGCATATAGATAGCGGAATGCCTTCCTGCGTACTGTGTTTCGTATGAACTGTTACCAAATTGCACTATGTCGTCACCCACTATGGGGGGATTCGTAACAAAGGTAACCCCGTCCTCGTTCACTTCCGATTCAAACTCCGATACCGGAATGCGGATTACTCCGTCAACGATTGATTCTATCTCCACGTGATACAATCGCTGGTTGCCTGTAAACTCCTGGCACCGGATGAAGTCATGCTCCATGAAACTCATGTCCTGTTCTTCGAGTGTGACAAGGTAGGCAGTCCCGTCTTCCGACATCTGGACTGTCTTAATCTTGCCACATCCCTGTGTAATAGTCTGCGCACCGATTATCGCCCTGATCTTAGACACCAGAAGCTCGAATACGGTGAACTGTCCACGTACACGGATAGCGTCAATTTCAAGCATCCACTTGCCCTTGACATATTCCCAAATTTTCCAACCATAACCCGAAAAACCGGATAAAAAGAATTCTACGATTTTCTCACCCATCTTTATTCCGGATGAGATAAATCCGACAATTGCCGAACTGGATAATCCTGCCATATTATAATATTAAGATAGTTTTGTAACTTCGACTATACAGATTGGGGATATTCTGGAGTAACCGGGTTCTGCTGAAGGATCGTTATTATAACCTTGGGCAACTAACAGATAACCATCTGAATCCACTGCTACATCGTCGAATGTATACCAATCAGAATTATTGTTGATTACTTTAGTAGACAAGTCGGATGCTAATACTTGTTGCACAGCATTTTGAACGTATAAATTCCAAGGTTGGGTATTGGGTACAGAATTTTTGTCTGATAATAAAAGTCTGACCTTATAGTTACCCGGAGTTAACCCCTTTAATATTACGACACTTTGAATTTCAGCCGTGTAAGAAGTGAAATTACCACGTGTGGGAACAACGATATTTTTGGTAGAGCCATCCCAAATCATTGAGTTGGGATATTGTACTTCCGCTCCTAATGTCACCCCTTGCCAATAAACAGGAGCGCCTGTTCCGCCTAGGACATCCTTGGACAACTTTGCTCCCATAGCTGCATAATCAGCTTTGTTATATGGTATATATCTACCTGTCAAGGTTCCAACGTTGTTTCCCTGAATATCTTTTAGATCCACAGCCGCATTACCGGAGTTTATAGGCTGGACAAAGCCGACGCCATCCACATTCCCTGCCGATGGTATGTTTGCCAGTAATATTATGACAGGCGATTCTGTAAGAGTTACGGAATCGCTGCCAACGCTTGATTCAGAAACTTCATTCTTCAACTGTCCATACAAAGTTTTAGCTCCAGAAGTTGCAAATTCGTAAACAATATTATCTTTCCATGCTTCCCATGCAGCAGACGCCAAGCCTGCTGACGTTTCCGCCAATCTGTAATGCGTTGGAGTTCCCTGACTGATTTCAAATGAAACAGGTACGGTATAGCCGGCAAAAGAATCTTTCCCTTCCGCCAGTGTTATGCTTGTCAGGCCAACGGGCTGCACTACCTGTATAGAATCAGACTTGATCGAAGATTCTGTCGTCTCATTTCCGACCTGCGCATATACTGTCAAATTACCATCCACTATTTTTGAGTCATATTGAACTGTCGAACCGCCCCACACAATCCAGTCTGTACAATCAGACAAATCCGCCTGTTGGCCGATCTTGTATTTGGTGATGGTATTCAACGTCTCAAATTTAACCGATACAATACCGGAATCTGTGCTGGCATCCCCATTGTTGACAGTAATACTGTCCAACCGTGCCGTAACAGCATCTATCAACTCGATGGCGGCTGATCTGGATACCGTTTCAGTAGTGGCATTTTTCAATTTTGCATACAGTATTTTGTTTCCATAAGATGCGGATAGTTGCACTATCGGATTTTCAGTGAATTCCACCCATGATGCTCCCGCAAACGATGAATTTTCCGAAACCATGTAATGAGTTGGATATCCGAGGTAGTCAAATGTTACATTTACATTTCTCTGTATCGCCGAAGCTGCTCCGTTATCTATCGTGATGCCTTTCAGAGTCAATGTCGGCTCAAGCAGAGTTATACCGGCTGATAATACTCCGGTTTCCCCATACGCATTCTTTAGCTTCACATAAACGGTTTTAGCATTGAATCCGGAAGACAACTTGAATGTCGGTTTTTCCACATATTCAATCCATGAGGATCCTGTAAACGACATATCCTCTGAAACCATATAATGGGACGGAGCCTGACCGCTGTAGGTAATGTTTAGTATAACATTCCGGTCTTGAGTGAATTCCTGCCCGGAGTTGATCACAAACGATTCAAGTACAGGCGGTGACACCCATTTATTGATTCTTGCCAAATACGGCTCCTTCAATCCCGGTTTCAACATCTGAACAAAATAATAAGCGTCATCATACGCATGCTCCGCATTATAATCTGCCTCAAATGATTCCACATACTTGTTCACCCGTTCCAACAACAACGGGTTGAAGTCAAGGTTAACCAGCAGCCTGCCGTCATTCATAGCGAATGATGTTCCATACACATTGTCCCCCGATGTGACAGACACCCCTTCCAGTGACGGAACACCTGATATGAGTACGGACAAGTCCCTGAAAAAGAAATTGGCGCCCTTCGGCACATACATCCTGTAATGTACCCCCGTTTCCGTCACAGTCTTAACAGACAGCGTGTTTTCCCTCATATACCAATATTCAAAGAATTCATCTAAAGTAGGGAACCATAGATTGTCTAAGCCGATATCTCCATACAATCGATGCAGATTCTTAATGAATACCGATTCCCAGTGCGATCCTCTGTGTGTGGAACCTATCAACCAGTAGATCGATTCCTTGTTTTCTGTTGCATTAAATCCGGATAGAATATCAAGTAAATCCTGCGCATATTGAGGATTATCATTATCGTATACCATATCATCTCCGTAAGCGAATAATCTCTGAATGGTTACATTATTTTTGCTTAAAGTAAAATCAGGACTGAATGGATAAACTTTTTTAATACTGGGGTCTCCTCCCTGCGCAGTAATGACCTGAATGTTGTCATTAACCCGGCTGAAAGTTATATACTTGTGGTCGCCATTCGGTTCCACCATTAATTTTGGGGTAATGCCTATGTACTCCTTGAAAAGTGCGACCGAGTCCTCGACACATTTATCAAATTTTGCCTGTGTGTCGGTAGTAGCAGTATCATAGCCTATCAAATCGTGATAGGCTACCATGAACCCGAAGTCAAAAAAAAGTTTAAACTCCTTTTCTGACATCCACGGTAGAAAATAACCGAAATCCTGGCCTATGTATTGGTTTTTTAATTTATCCGGCCAAGTAGCAACAGTAGTTGCATATCTTTTCTTTATTCCAGCACCATCAGTACATTGTGCGGGCTTTTCCGGATAATAAGCGTCAGAAACATACTGCTCTATCTGCGGGTCACCCTGCATACCCAAATGCCATGTAAGAATCCTATCATCAGGCAATTTAAATCTTTTAGCTATATATCTTTTATTAATCAGCGAAAATATATACTGGTATATAGCATAGCTATCGTCCGTGATATAGCTAAATACCATCTTCTTATTATACTTCAAAGGTGGAATCTCCAACGAAATAGCCTCCCTATTAACCGAGCTTGGAAGCGTAATATCAAACTCAACCACATCACCCCGGAATTTGCAATATTGAATGTGCATCAGACCGTTTACCTCTTCAGATACCGTATTCCTGCATTTCAGCACAACACACGTCTGCAATTGAGAATTAATGTAAAACCGTGTAATGTCATAATTGAAATTGAAAAACTCCTTATTCAATCCTTTTCCGGTTGAAGCAACGAATGATTCTACGTTAACATACGTCCCAAACCCTAGAGGCTCATCCGCAATCACATAATCTTTCGTTTCTCCGGCAGCCTTTGGCAAGTTGGATAAAGATACTGATCTTTCATAGATATCTATTACTTCTCCATTCATCTTATATTGACCGGCCAATTGTTCGGTACCGGAAATAACAAGAGGTTTGACGACCTTGTCGTTTAAATCCGAACTTAACTGATTATATAAAGAGCTCTGAATCTTCGATATTTCATCCGGGAACCGCTTATCCATATTAGCTACCGCAGCATCTGCCCGCGCTGCGCCATCCAACGCCGGTTGTTTCAACGATTGAAGCCATTCTTCTTCGCTGCCGGGAAAGCCATTGTCGACTGCCTGCTGATACGCGCTTTTTCCTTGAGACGAAAGTTCGTACCAATATACCCCGTCATCTGCCGGGACTACACCGGTTGAATCTTGTAAAGCCAAATATTTGGCATTTTTATAACGCCAAATATCATTATATTCAACTTCTGTCTTATTGTTCCAGTCTCCTCTGGGAGTGATGGATATCTTGCCTAAATCTATATCATTAGCCATTTTGCTGCAATATTAGGTGTCCATTAGTTACTTTGAATTGATTCTCATAATTATTCGTTGGTACACTTAAAATCAAGTGTCCTGTGCGTACATTGATGCCCATTGTTGGATAAACAATCACGCCGTCTTTACCCTTCATTTTGTCCATTCCGATCGTTTCCCATAGAATTCCGCCTTTCTGCTTAACAAGTACTACGTCTTGGGCGTCAATATCATCTGCTCTATCTGATACATTGTCCAATCCGCCTAAAGTGCCGGTTATTCCCTCGTTTACAGGTAATTCGAGTAATGCAGTAGATAATGAACCCTCATCTCCAAGTTCTGTGATAGAGTCTTTATCTAACTCTGATAACGAATCGGATATTTGAGATTGTAATTCTGATAGTGTTTTATCAGAGCGGACAACCAAACCTCCGTTGGCTGATAATAGAAAATCGGTGCTATCAGGTTGGTCCTTCCTGATATATTTTCCAGCATCGATCCCTTTTACTCTTTCATTCAAAAAGGATAATGCTGATGCGACATGACGATTAGAAACACTATTCTTAAGAATAGCTTTATCAATGTAGTCTATTATTTGGTCCAAGACCTCCTGTTGTGTTGACATATCAGTTGAATTGTTGGGTGAACTGTTCGGTGTGTATTCGTGCCGATCCAAAGTCATCCTCGGTAATTGAACTGGTATAACGTTGTTCTGAATCAGCAAAACGAAGAGATAGTTTTATACTTTCCGGAGACGTTGCGCGTGATGCTCTCGTAAGGTTCTCGGCAGTGACATTTACTCTGATGTTACGTCCGTTTAGCCCTAAGATCTTGATATCATCAGATGACAGCATGTCAATCAAATGTATAAGTTCATCGTTTGTGCGGTATCCGGATTCGACGGTCATGGATTCACGTCCGGACAATCTTTCCCATGATTCAACATAATCGTCTATAACTTCATCATACGTACTGAATGTGTTTTCTTGCTCTGCTTCACGCTGAATACTACCAGTACCGGTAATTTCAATCAATTCGTAAGAACCATACGAATTGAGGAATTGCAGGAGATATCTTTCTTGGCTGATTGTTCCTGGAGTAATGACAATCGTACAAGATTTAATCTCTCCGACATAGATTTCAAATACAGATGCAAATATGTGATGAGTGTCGAATAGTTTTTTTCGAAGGCGGTATAGGTTTAGGGCAACCGGTTGACCGGTTACTCCAATTAAAGTTGTTTCTATGTTGTTGGCAACGACTTTGATTATTCCTCCTTCGGGGTAAATGAAGGGAATAGGGAGCAACTCCGTTTCGCGAATTGTGATAAGCTTTCCTGAGGTCCTGGTTGTTTGGAAAAAATTGCCCTCAGGATTCATCAGCTTCCAGATGAATACATTTTTGTTTTCATCATTGAGATGCCGTAATATTCGTTTGCTGACCCCTCCTATAAAAACCTTCAAAGAGAGTGTTTGCGTATTGCCATCGTTGTTCGATATATTAATAGTAATATTCTTGGAGCAGTTTTCTGCCTGAAGCAGAATATCCTCTGACTCATTATATAACTGTGCCGGTTGTACCACATTGGCAAGTATCTCCTGGATGAAGATAAAGAAATTTCCTTCCCCACTGCCGGTAAAGATTTCCTGATTTCCGATTGAAATGATATATGTGGCCAGAGAACTACTATTAATAGACAGCTTGATAGGATTGCCGGTTAATGCCATATTTGCGGGAGATATGTTTGCGGTCAGACTCATATTACTTGATAATTAGGTGAAACGATTTCTTCTTGCACGATGTATATGCACGAACAGTACTCTCGCAGAAATTCTTCTCTCTCTGCTGTGGGATGAGAGAGAAAAGAAAAAAGGTTGTCAGAGGTAGCAGATGCGTTACCTGTATATTGCTGATAAGCGCTGATTAACTTTTCCACGTCATTCGATTGTATAGTCGCTGTAATGGTCTCTGATGTATTCATATTGCAAAATTGTATGTTATACGGTGAAATGTAAAGGACATTTTATAGTAACTCGGCACGTACAGATAGATCATATTGCAGGTCGTAATGCACTCCTCCCTTTGGCTCGCTTATATCATAGATAATCTGACCGCTAGGAGATGAACCTACAAAAACTTTAATTCGGTAATATAGGTCGAAGCTGTAATTGACTTTTCTGATGAAATATTCTCTTTTGTTATCATAATCTTCTTCGGTAGGTACTGAAAGAGGTACCTTGACAATGAGATCTGCTGCATCAGTGGAAACATTTTGATATTGCAGATCATACAAACTATTGCCCTCTCTATTCGCTTCCTCTCTCCAGGCATCCTTCTGGGCTTTTACGGCTGCTTCGACAACTGAATTCTTGTTATCAAATGTTGCCCACTGGTACTTCTGTTCAGTGACGGGGACTGTTTGTTCTTCCTCCAGGTTAAATGGCTTGAGTAGTTTGGTCGTTCGGAGTTTAACGTTTGCCGGGAAGGATGAAGTCTTAGGTAATGAATAACGGATAGTATCAGGCAGCATTCGTTGGCCATCTAATAGAATAGGAGACGAGAAATCCGGATTCATGCATTGTTGGGCTGATAAATGCATATCGGCTGTGATTATATGATTGGCATGGCGAAGTATTGCATCGTATTCTTTCCAAAAATGGTTGAACAAGCCATTTTTCCCTACAAAAAGAAGTGATATGTCACAAGATTGTCCGTTAGGTTTATTCAGAACAGGCTTTCCGGAGGCGTCCAGGCAAATTTGTGAGCCATACGGGAGTGAATACTCTTTATTAAAGAAGGAGAAACAAAATGCAAGCGGGGTTTGATAATCTACGTTTTCAGACAATTCGATATCCGAGCTTGAAATCGTAGTGTATCGGTGTACTTTTCCGAAAAGATATAGGGGTACATATAAGTAGGAATATAAGTTTCCTTTGAAACGTTCTAGATAGACAGGTAGAAATTCATCAATAGAACTAATTTCTTTATATGCCATGTCTGCGCCACGGTCCCATGGAAAGAAATCCGTGGATACCAATTCTGAACGTCCGGATACATTATCTGTCTTATAGTAAAATCCGTATGCCTTATCGTATCTTAAGTATCCTTGTGCCTGGGTGGATACAATATAGTGATATGGTTTTAGGAATTTGTCCAGGGACTCGGATGCCGGTGCAGCCGTCCACTCCGGGATCTGTCCGCGAACATTGGTGGAAGCCGATAACTTTAATTGTTGGGGCGCTTCGAAATCGGTTGTTGGTGTGGAAGCCTTCAATAAGGTCCAATCTGAAGAAGGATTTGACTTGAGTATATCCCGTATAAATTTCAATCGAACTGTCCGGGTGTTACCGTCTACAAAATAAAGCAACCCAAAGCGACACCACAGTGCTTGCATAAATTCATTAATAGTGCAATCCGGCATGAGGTTGGCACATTTTAATACACCTTTTACACAACAATCTGCCGCGTTGTTGAGTACGACTAGCTGTTGCAGTTGATGATGACTGGCGAATGGGTTTTCAACAACCGTATATCCGTATGTTGAAACGATCTCTTCAAGGATATTCCTAACTTTCATAAATGGTACGATACCGTATCCTTCAGGCAGAGATACTTCTACCGGTTCACCATTGATGATAAGGGTTTCGGTCCGAGCTTTCCACAGATAGCCGTTCTGAATATTATTAATTATTTCAATATAATCGGTATCTGTATTATTTTCTGTTTTTCGGTTGCAGGTTAAAGCGACAGGAAACAGGCAAAATGGAGAATCATCATTAAGTCTGTTTTCAAAAATGTAGGATATAAGTTCAGGTACTCCTCCTTCGGGCTGATAAACGGGTAATTTGATGGACTGCAAAGACACAGCATTCCAGATACTATACAATTCGGATTCGCCAAATCCTACATTAAATGTAATGCCTTCTTCTGATGTATTGACGATATTCATTTTCCCGATACGATGATACACCCCGTCTGCGACCGTGACACGTTCATCTGCAACAGGTGCAGAGTCGATATCCGTTCGTTGAATGTGTCCGTTCAAACGAAAGTTGTTTTTTGTGCCCGGTATTGTTGCTGCAATACTTTGTGAACCACGCTCATTATAAATGGGCGAACTGTCTTCTATTTCCGTGCTGAAGTCTTTCGATAGATCGAAGGTACCGGATGCGTTTGAAATTCTTAATGCCATATTAGTTGCTATTTAGTTGAACGTGTGAACGGTTTCTTTGACTTTTCGTCTAGCTCTTGGGCCTTTCGTATGTCACGTAGTGAGACGTATACTTTAAGATTTTTGAGTGTGTTGATTAACATTCCAATTTCTTTGATCAGTCTTTCAGATTCAGAAGAAGAATAGCCTGTGTTTGTCTTTTCTTGGCTATCGGGAATGTTCTTATCTATTATAGAGTAGTTACCTGAAGCTCTTTGGGAAATGTGTCCGGTACGGGCATCTTCAATTGCTGATAAAACTAGTGGATAGTTTACGTGTTTTTGCAGACGTACCAGGTCTTCAGCATTAATGATTAACTCTGCACCATTTTCGGATATTAAAGAGGTACGCCGTACAATTCCGGTAGGAGCGTTTCCAATATAAGGAATATCCCGGTAACTTTTACCGTCATCTTCCCCGATAATATCATACCGGCCGGATGCCCATTGGGAGACACTGACAGTTGCACGCTTGGGGGCATCAGTAGGGGTGGAGCCTGAATCGCTGGAAGAATCTGATGAATGTTTTCCGCCAACTAATCCTTTTAAGGCTGTTTTGGCGGTTGCGAGTGCTGCCATAATCAATCCGGAGAGGATAGCAGCACGAGCTGCGCCGGAAGCACCGAATGTGGCTACCGAGTCAGGCATGGCCATGGCTTCCGCTGTGGATCTGGCAACAGCACCGGTTGCTGTAGCTGTTGCTTTTACAATTTCTGCTTCAACTATTTTTCCTAATATATCGAACACGATATCAATCATAGTATCAGCAAAGCCTTGCATCGCGTTTTCCTGTCCGGAAATAAGATTGCCCATTGCAGAACCTAGCTCGGAACCATATTGCTTGTATGTTTGAAGTCGGTCTTGGTATTGTTGCTGCTCTTTTCGGGTCTGGGCTTCAGTCTTTTTTTGTTCAGCATCTTTGGCTTTGGCGTGGGCGTCTTGTTCTTCCTTCATGCATTTTACCTTGAAATCAAGTAGTTGTTTCTCTACTTGCTTTCGTTGTTCGGCATTCAGACCGGTAAGGGAGAGCATTCGTTCGAGATGCATGATAGTGAGTTGTTCCATCGCATCATTGTATGCAGCCTCGGAATTCAGGTTATCATCTTTTCCGGAAGCATACAACATTTTTAAATCCTGTTGCTGTTGTTCATATTGAGCTTTTTCTTCGTTGAGTTGTTCTTGAATGTGCTCTTTCTGCATTTTAAGCTTCAGATCATTAATTTGATTTTGAAAATCAATGCCTTCTTTAGATTTGCTGCCAGCTGCTTTCAGAGAACGTTCCAGGTATTCCATTTGGATGCATTCCATTTCCTTTTGAAGTTGTTCTTCTGTTTGCAGAGTTTCATCGCCACCTTCCAGGTACATCTCTTTTAAGAAGGCTTGTTTTTGGGTATATAATTTTTTTTCTATTTCAAGTTGCTCTTTGAGTTTCTCTTGGCTTTTTTTTTCATCATCAGTAGTAGTATTTTTTGAGGTGGGTTTATTAGCTGTAACCACCACTTCCGCTAATTGATTACTTTGTGACTGTTGGTTACTTTTTTCTGAAGGTAGATAGGGAGAAAATTCATCTTGTATCTTTTTTATGTCTTTATATTCTTTCTTTATTGTTTTGGCATAATCTTCTATATCGCCTATTAAATTTGTGGAAAGGTGTCCGTTATCGTAATATACTCTACGTATAGTATTGTATAAAGATTTAGCAATAGATTCGGCTGTCTCTCCTTGCTCAATGAGTTTTTTTGTGGTTATATCTATACCTTGGCTAATCTTGTTAACCTGAGAAGCGGGAAGATCTGCCAACAAGATGTCCTTTACATCCTTCATCTGGTCTATTTTTTTATCCATATTATCTCTGGATATTTTTTCGGATCTTTCGTTCAGTATTTTTTTTGCAATGTTTTGTTCCATTGCCGTATTAATTTCATTATAGGCTTTCTTGATGTCTTTTAGAGATGAATTCTCATCTAACAGGTTTGTCAGATATTGACCATATTTAGAATTTATTTCTTCTATCAACTCCTTGCGTCGTTGAGTGCCGTCACCGGCTTTCCCGGCAGCATCCGTCAACTTGCGTAATTCGTCTCGTTCTTTATTAGATGCTTTAAGAAAAGAGTTGAGAGCATCTTCCGCTTCTGATGTTCGTGTAAAGAATTTGTAGAAAGCCATAGCTGCTGCGATTACAGCAGAAGCCACTAGTGCGATTAGATTACCTTTGGTTGCAGTATTGAAGGCTCTCATTGCAGTTGTGGCCATTTTAATGTTTCCGGATAATGCAAATTTAGCGGCAGACAGAGCTAGTGTAGAAGCTAAACGAATTTTACTCCAGGTTTCTGCTATTTTGTCCGTAGCAATGTTGAGTAGTTTGGCATTTCTAAGTTTTGTCTCATAAAATTCGGTTGCTTTTACTGCAAGATAATAAGTTGTAATGGCAGTAGTCAGGGTAATAATGGTACTTGAGTGTTTGACCATGAATCCGATCAGGTCAATAATCTTTCGGCTCCAGTTTACAGTGCCGTTTACCACGCTTATGATTGAAGGATTGAGCTTTTCCATTAGCTCCATTCCCATTTCATTCATTTTGTTTTTGGCTTGAGCGAGTTTGGCAGCCGCTGTATCGGATTTGGTGGCTGCTTGTTCCATTGCGACACTGGTACCGGTGACAGCCTTAGTATAGTATTTCACTTTTTCAGTTTCGTTGATCAGGACAGAGGCAACGTTATATCCTTCTTCACCAAACATTTTTTTGATTTGGGCTGCTGATAGTTGCTTTTTCTGCAAGTTATCCAGTGCGGTTTCCAAACCTACTATTTTGGGATTGGTCTCGTCAGCTCCGGTCTGTAAGGTCAGGAAGAATTTCTTTAAGCCGGTACCGGCAATTTCATCTTTGATACCCTTTTCTGCTAAAGTTTCGATAGTGCCTACTAACTGCTCGATAGGGATGTTGGCGGATGAAGCGGCGACACCTGACTTGGTGACTGCGGTAGTTACCGATTCAACGGCGGCAGCACCGTATTTAGAACCGGCGGCCATGACATTAGCGTAGCGGGCTGCCTGATCAGCACCGTCCCCATATTGATTGAGTGAGAGAGTAACGGCGTCAACAGCATCTTTTAATGACATTCCGGAGGCGGAAGCCAGAATAAGAGTTTGTTCGGTTACTTCCGCTAATGCTTCCTTGTTCGATAATAACTCCGGTTTGGCAGAACCGACGAGCTTGTAAGCGTCAAGGATTTCTGTTGCTGATTGCCTGATGCGGATTCCGGAATCTGTCATTTGAGTAGAGAGGCGGACTGCTTGTTGCTCCAGCCAGTCGATGCTGTCTTTCGACAAGCCGGTTAATGCTTCTACATCGGCTTTAGCGTCTTCGCGTTCGTTGCGTTTCTCCCGAAGTTGATTCAGTTTCAGAGTTAATCCGGTTACGGCCGCTATGACGGTGGTGACAACAGCCGCGTATTTATTGAACATTTCCACTGCTTTCCCTATTGGGCTGGCTTGACATCCAACTTCTACGCGCATATTTTTTTGTGCTCTGGATACGGCTTCGGTCACCCGTCTGTTTTGTTCCAGAGCTGCATTGTATTGTGCGGTATCGGGTACGGCCGCACGAAGTTCTTTACGGACGTTTTGACTGACAGCAAGTAATTCGTCATAGGTTGCTCCGGAGAGATTCTTCAAGACACGGTCAGTCTCCGAGACTTTTTGCTTGTAAGTGTTTAGGGTCTTGTGCTTGTTTTCCAGTTCTTTTTGCAGGATCTTGGATTTCTTGCTATATCCGGATTCTGATTTATCGAGAGAAGATATTTTGTTTTCTAATTGCGTGATAGCATCTTCTATCTTCTTAACTCCGGCAGAAGCTTCGGTGCCGTCGATGAATATTTTTATACTACGGTTCAGGTCGTTCATAAGGTCTGTTTTTATTTTTCTATGTATATTTTGCTCGCGTCGATAATCATGGTATCGAAATAGCGCATACAGATATCAGCAAGTTCCGGAAGCCGGTTCTTTATAACAGGATCGAACCAATGATATGCGAGCCGGTTCCCTTCATTCTGCTTACCAAGTGAGGCGGGATTTGTATGGCGGATGATGCTTGTATTTATTTCAATTCCATTGATTCGTTTTAGATAACTCCATTTGCTACCGGAGAAACCGCCTTGCCCATGCCCGGCTCCCTTGTGGATGTAGACACCATGTCTGGGAAAAGAGAAACCTAGACGATTGATAAGCCCGTAGCTGTCTGTATATGCTTTGGGCTGCAACTCGCGAGCTATCCGTAGACTACGTGATGCAATAGAGGCTTTGAGTTGTTTGGAAACGGAATCTTGCCATTGCTCTATTTCTTTATTAAACGCAGTTGACCGATCTGCATCTTTAGCCAGGTTGAACCGTTCTATTTCTGAAATCGTCTCCATTTGAATGAGGCGTGAAGAAGGCGATGAGGAGAACTTCTCGGCTTTTCGTCTGGCTGCATTGTACCGTCTGACTTCATTCCTGTTTTCTGATAATCGTTTATAAAGTCCCATTATAGAAAGAAGTTTTCGTCAATGATATAGTCTTCCGGAACATTCAGAAAGAAAGTCAATACGGTGCCATAGAAATTGTCACCGATAGGTCCAATGCCATTAATCTGTGTATTTCGGTCTACATATTCGACTTCCTTCAGCAGTTTGTTGCGAATCTGCTTGCATATACATTTACATTGTTTTGCAGCCTGATTGATAGAGTTCGGATTTCCGGAGACCGTACTTTGGGCGACGATGAATGAGTAGACTTGTTTGTCGTTGAGTGCGTCCGCTCCATTGTCTTCGGAGTCGGATTCGCAACCATCAACAGCAATTAGAATGTTTCCGTCAACAGAAGACAGGCTGTCGTTAAGATCCGTCAGGTCCTCCAGTCCGAAAGCTGTGAAGAATCTTTTCTTCTGTGGGCTGTGTGAGATGTCTTTGAGTGACGAAGCCAGTGCTTCGCCATAAGCGAAATGGTCATACTCCATAACTGCATGATATTTAGGTTATGGAGACAAAAATAGCCCGCAGCGGGCGGGCTATAAAGGACAAAACCGGAGACTAAAAGAGTAGGAGTAGTCCTAGCAAAAGAAACATTAATATAATCCAGAATGCTTTTGCTAGAAAAGAGTGCGAGGCTTTAAAAAAGGCCAGGCACAGTAGTACTATTCCGGATATGCTTACTATCGTTAATATCATTTTTGTTCTTCGTCTGATTCGGGAAGCAAGATACGAATTAATTCAGAAAGTTGTGCGGCTGCACGTTGTTTTTCGTCTATTGCTGCTTCCGGATCTAGTAACTTGTTTATTAATTGTAAAGCTTCATGTCTATTCATAATGTTATTTTTTTAGAGGTTGAATATTACTTATTGCTTGGATATGCTTTTTAATTATTCTGATTTCAGATATGAGTGTTAGTCGATTGACAGAATCGATGTCCGGAGAATCAATATCAAGAGCCAGGTCAATAGCTTTTTCCAAAATGTTTTCCATCCATGAGTGTTCTCCCTCTTGGATAGTCTTTATTGATTCAATACAGTCGTCGGTGAGGATGATCCCATTGATTTCGGCTGGTATCATGGCTGATCTCCTTTCTGCTCCAATAGGAAAGAGCCTTCTCCGAATGAGTAATGACCGCGCACTCTACTGTATGAGATATGACATACAGGATTGCTGTCATCATCACCTAACTTTATACTCCATTGTCCGCCGGAAGAGTCTCCATTATGCCCATTAAACTTGAGAACTTTTTGATGGGGGTATTTGTCATTCAGTTCCTTGACAACTTCTTCAAATTCGCATTTTAGAGAATCCATAGCACATTCATCTTGTACTAAAATTCGGTCGTATGCCTGGGCGAACTCACACATTTCCTGCCCCTTGCGGTTTACATTCTTGTAAGTCTGTACATGGTGGATGAAGAACATCATTTTCTACCTCCTTTCTGACACTTCTTTGCTCGATAGACACAAAGGGCAGCACCGATCACTGCTGGGGGAAAGATGAAGGTCAAACAAAAACAGGCGATAGCAGAGACGTAATAGGCGTCTGATGCGGAGTTGATAGCGCAGTCTTTTTTCAGTTCACGGAAGTAACGCTCTTGGAGCGTGTTTACATCTGTTCCTGTGCGGAATGAGGGCACGTAGTTCGTGCCCTGGGTTAATTGTTGCATATACTATGAGTTGTTTGGCATTATAGACAAGTTCTCTTGCATCCTTTAGGATGCAAGAACGGCTGTCTAAATCCCGTGTCGCCAAACAACTCATAGTATAAACCCCGAGGAGTATATATATGACAGGAAAAGACAGCCGTATTGGTTTAATAAATAAACTTCTACTATTTCGTATATAAATTTGCTGAAGACATGAATATCAAAAGCAAACTGATGGACATAAAAAAAGCCCAATTTCGTATATTGAGCATCTCCGCTAGATACTCATCGGTTTAGTAGTTTAAAACTACGAGTTATTTGGCGATACAAATATGAGGATAATATTTGAGAGTGCCAAAAGAACTTAGCTTTATTTGATGCTAAATATCAATTCCGATAGTTGCTCCTATTCCTGTTCTGATTGAGTACTGGGCAGAAATGTAAAATCGACAAATCGGATATGGATTTTTAGTTGGGAAGCGGTATTTGGCAAACACTTTAAATTCTCCGGTAGTTCCATTGGATGTGGTTTTATAGTAGTTCCCATTATCTCCTAATATATGAAATTCATCAAAGCAATTCCGGTATTTAGTTCCTACTGCAATTCCGACACCAGCACCTAATGTAAAGTTTTTAAAGTCATATCCCATATCAAAAGTGACAGGGGTGTAATAAGTACCTTCTTCTTTAACGTCTTCTGACATTTCATCCCAATTGACTCCAGCATTATAATCTTCTCCTTTTGTTCCTTTTTGGGCGGGGATAGCTATGCTGAGACCATAATATATTTTTTTATGGGTATAGTGGATGCTGACGGGGATATATCCTTCACTTGTGTATCCAAACCCTACACCGAAAAATGAAGTTCGCTGGGGAATATCACTTTCTTTTTTAGTTGGTGTACTTGCGTTAGGCTTTGACTCACTAACAATAGTTTTGTTTGCTCCTGATGTCCACTTTTGTAGATCCGAATTTTGAGCAGAAGTACTGCATACTAAGGCAATTATGCCCACGAATAGTAAGATGATTTTTTTCATTTGTGTGGTTTTAATTTGTTACGGAACAAAGATAGTGGTAATATATTTGTAATGCCAATAGAATAATGTATTTTAGCTCAAAAATAAATGACTATGGAGCAAAAGTGTATTATATCAGAACAGTCGCGAAATGAACTTGATAAAAATACGGTTGATTTCTATTTAAACGAAGCGGAAAGACAGTTAGAGGGTATAGTAGATGTATCTAATAGGATAACTGATAGATCATATATTCTATTAACAGGTATTATTACTGTGTTGACTGGATTCGGGTGGATATTAAATATGCAAGAAGGAAATATAAGTCTTGTGTTAATATCTATCATTGGTATATTGGCTTCTGTTGTGGTTTTGGGTATTTTGATATTGAAAATTATATGTATTCATACTATTTGGTTGTCTGGTAAAAAGCCTTCAGAACTCGATATTGATATTTTCATGAACTATTATCGTTCTTGCAAAATAAAAGGCAATAAGCGATATGTGAATATTGTAGCTGATCATTTAGAGGCTATTGAAAACAAAATAGCCCTTAACCTGGAAGATATTAGGATAAGGACTATTTGGTATGGCCGTTGTTTGAAGATATGCTTTTTTACGATCTGTATAATAGTCTGTATACTGATTGCGGAGCATTCTACTTCTGTTTGGGCTTTGGTGCACCATTGGTTTGAACTCCACTGCCCGGTCTGATTTGAGGTTTGATCGGTCTACTAGGTGTTCCTTTACTCATGATTAAATATGGCGAATCCCTCACTATAGTGTGCCCACCGGTGTTATTAACCGGAACCAGATATCTGGTTACACTATGGCAAGGGATTCATGTTTTAATAACGATATTGGGCAGGTGCTAAAGTACAATCTTTTTCAGATTCGGCAAAAAGTAAGCGGAGTTTTTTGCTCCGCTTACAAATGAAAGTTAGAAGTTGGCTACTTCGTAATATTTAAAAAAGTAATATAGCGCTACCTTGTGCCATTTGGTCAGCTCTTTGTCACCGGACAGAAGTGAGGATACGGTGCATTTGTCAATACCTGTATAGTTGCTCAGGTGCTTACTTTTTAATCCCAGGCGTTCCATTCGTCTTTTTATCCAATCAACGGTAATACCGTCGATGTCTTTACGGTCGAAGTTTACGGCAGATACGGTCAGCTTCCAGTTGTCCGGGATTTCTCCTTTAAACATTTCACGGATACGTTCAGTCAGTTCTTTTTTACTAAGGAACTTGTCATTTACCAGATCTTTTTGTTCTGCTCGAACAATTAACCGGCCTTCATTATAGGAGACAACTTCAATGGAGATGTGCCCCATGCGCTGATACTGCCTTGCAAATTCATCTATTCGCTTTTTACTCTCGGCAGGGAGAGGTAGTAATTCAAGATTCTTCATAATTCATCAATTTACGTTTTGATAATCGGGTATTTAATAATACAATATACTTTGTAATGGAGGGGCTTTCGCCCCTCCGGATCACAATTTGATGAGTCTCATTTGCCCAATGTCGAAAATAGCGATCTGCCCATTTTCACGTCCGAATTGCTTGGCTTCTTCGAGATTAGTGAAAATCCTGATGGAGTCGAAATAAAACTGATTGTTTTCTTCGTTAAGCCATCCACCGACTTTCTTTTCGTGCATCAAAGCATGATTAAGAACTCTTTTCAATCCTTCTTCTCCGAAACAGTCTTGGGTTTCAAGATAGGCGACTGAAATACCTTTTGTGACCTTTTTTAAGGTTGTGAGGTCAACCGTGAATCCGTCAGGATTCGCATCTGCTATCTTTAGGATAGCCTCGAACAATTGTTCCATAATATAAAAGAACTTATGCGGACGTCACCCGCGTTTGTTTGACACTGCAAATATATAGAAAAGTTTGCTACTAACAAACTTTTTGTTGTTTATTTGTTTGCTACTAACAAACTTTTATCTGTTTCTTAGACTTTCTTCGGTTTCCTCTTTACGTCTGATCGATTCGTCCATTGCGTACAAGGCATCAAGAAAAAGACCTTTTCTGATTTCCGGCTTTTTGGTCATGTCTGATTGTGCAAGGGAGTCAAGTAGTCGGAGCTGCGAATCAAATACACGACCGTTACTTTTTCCTTCTCCGGAGAATATTCGTGGATAAGCTTCGGCCATGCAGGAGAGACTTCCTAGAATGTACCAGTACATAGTTATTTTTTTATCTTCAGGGAGATGTTGCAGAATGGCTGCATCTTTATCCAGACAATTGATATCGAACTCTTTTCCACGATGCCACAGACAAGCTAACAGGTGATTGATCTTTTTAGGATCTGATTGCATGGCGTCCAGGTATGTTTGCAGATACATGAATTGTGCAAAGGTGATATCGAATAATTGGTCTTCCGGGCCGGTGAATTTTCTTAAGCGGCAACGGAGGGTTGGATAAGGATTGGTTGTCAGTTCAGGGTTAATAAGGTATTGTTTCAATGAGGTATTGAGGCGGTTCTCTACTTTACGAATCAGAAAGTTGAACTGATCAGCAAGCAGGCTGATTTCTTCCGGAAGGAGAAAGTATTGACGGCTGCGAATCTGGAAACGGACAGTTTCACTTTCCTGCCCGATTTTTATACGGACATATTCCTTGAATATTTTTTTGTGCCGGCATACGTGCGCTTTTAGACAATAAAGCATCATGTAGACTTTAACTTGCTCTACCGGTACATTTGATTGGGTAAGTGCTACTAGATAAAGAAGCTGCTTGGGGGTTAGTTCGTCCCAGTTTCCCGGTATCTTGTAAATATCGTCATTGATTTGTATTGTATGCATGATATTATGATATTGAGGTAAATAGCTTTTTGTCTTTGGAATTGAAGTTCATAGCTTGAGATATTGTTTCAATTCCAAGTTCCGTCCCGTTTTCTGTCAGGTAGGAGCGTATCTTGCCGGCGTAGTATGTTGCCTGATCGGCGAAGAAGTTACCGTTTGCGGACGGATCTTGATAAATCGGTCGGATAGTGGGGGAGTATTCGATCTTTCTACCGGATATACGTTGCTCGGTTGTTTTCTGTGAGGTGTACAACTCGGCTGTTTTATTGGCAAGATAACGGATAATATATTCAATAAGTATCTTCTGTTTGGGTGTTTCCTTACTTTTAGAGAATGCTTCTTTCATTGCTTCATATACTTTGTCCGATATCATTTCCCGGACGTTATGTTCCTGAAGCTGGCGAATGGTAGGGAACATGATGCGATAAGATAATATGGAGTAGTCTATATTTACCATGCCGATATCTTGAAAATCCGTCGCATTACGGATAAAACAAAAGCGGGAAATAGTGTCAGCGACATAGTCAGAATAATCCGCCTTGTTTTCTTCCAGGTAGGATATCAACCGGTCGAGAGCTTGCATTCCCCGGAAGCATAGGTTTACTTTGGCTGCTGCAATTTTTGTGTCACTGGCAGGAGAACGTTGCCCTTGTACATTACTTACTGTGATGCCGCTGTCTCCAAACATGACACCTAATTCGTCAGTAGCAAGCATTAGGGTCAATGGGCCGAGTGCACGTAGTAATCTGTCGCATAATTCAGATTCTGGGCATTCTTTTGCTTTTTTGATGACGGACTTTCCGATGTATGGCTCTATGTAGATATCCAATGCGTCTTCGATATATGGTTCGATAGACTCATAAGGCAGCGAGGCGTTTATTTTGACTACCTTTTTAAAAGTTTCGATGTCGGGGATGAGTATATTCATTTTTGTTCAGTTTCCGGGGTTAAACCTGTGTTCTTAGTTGCTCCCGTACCTTTGTCAAGTGTGGTCAACTGGCAGTTAGTTACGGCAAAATAGATGTCTTTAGGCCACTGGTTTATAGCCTTGACAAAGTATAGAGGTTCCAGAGTTAGATCTTGATACATTTTCATTAGTGCCTGTTCAATAGTGAATAGCTCGCGGGCTTCGGTACCATTGATACTTTTTCCCTTTCCCGGAGCTGCGCCGATAATGCTGGGGTGTACCCCCATTCCGTAACACATCATGTTACTGACTTCTTCACTGTCTTCGATGTATTCTCCACCTTTGAAGAATGATTCGAGAGGGGTGATAATGATATCTTTATCTTCAAATCCTTTTATACGGTCATAGCGAAAGTGGGATATAAAACCTTTGCCGGCATTTTCTTCGCCGGCTAAGAAGTCGTTCATGTCTTGAAGGAATTTACCTCTGCGGATTGCCTTTTCATCATCTTTGACAATCTTTTCTGATGCGTATAGCTTCTCCCAAAAGGTTTCTTGGATATAGATAATGTATCTGAGTGCCATTTGATTCTTGATCAGTGATTTTTTGAAAACAGGGATTGCACTGGAGAAATCATACCAGCCGGACGCAAAAACGCTCCACCAATACGGATGGCTGTAATAAAAACGTCCTGGAGTGGAGATACGAAGATTGTGGATGAACCTACGATCTTTGCCTACTATTGTTTTTCCGTTGTTGTTAGGCGCAAGCCCGATTCTTATTTTTAAATCGAGCAATGGAGATTGCCTGTCGAGCAGGGGAGTGGCGACAAGATCTTCCGGTGTTCCTTTATGCCATTCGGCTGAGTAACCGTGCCACTCGCTTTTCCCGGTCTTCTCGTCAATCTCACTTATTCGGGAACAGGTAGACTCTTTTGCTTTGATTTGCACGATACGGGGAGATTTATCATCATTGTTAAATATATACTCCAGATAGCCGTCATAGAATATAACAAGGTCATTGGCTAACTCCATACGTATAAAATTGAAGTTGTTGTTTTCGAGGAATTCAAAGATTTCCGGCTGTTCCTCCGGGAGGACTTCTTCTTTTATTATTTTCTTTGTAGCCTTATCGCGATACTTGCGATATACGAGTATGCTGTCTCCGAATACGACTTTGTTCTTGAATTCAATGTTGCTTCCTACGGTAACATTAATCCCTATTTTTTTCATAATGTCGTAAGGCATATTATTATTTCGTCCACGTTGCATAAATTTAATTGGAGCCGCTTTTCCTTTGGGAGTAACTTCAATAGCGGATGTGTTTTTGTCAGTGGTGATATCGGTGTTATCACTGAATTTGATAACATTATTGCCACCTTTTAAGACGGCATAGGTATCATATCCTTCCAGAATAAGGTTAGCTGGTGCCTGTTGCAGTTTTTGCTGTTTCATTAGAAATATACTTTGAAATTATTGAATTTGGTGACAAGGCACCGGCGAATCTTTTTGGGGGTAACTTCTCCACAGGGTA